AGAGAGTTTGCCAGATATTACGTTGAAGGAATTTACTCAAACGCAGAATGCGCTCGTAAAGCTGGTTACTCCCCTGCCTCATCTATGACAATGGCATCCAAGTTATTGAATGGCTCTTATGCTCCGCACGTTGTGGAGTATATACAAGAACTCAGGCAAGAACGTGAAAGGCGTTATGGGGTGACCATGATTGGACAGTTAAAAAGACTGGATGAACTTTCAAGAGGGGCTGAAGATGCTGGACAGTACTCCGCAGCAATTAACGCTGAAAAGATACGCTCTGCCTTGGGCGGTCTGACAGTTGATAGGCGTGAACAAATTCACCAGCTTGACGATATGACAAAAGAAGATATCGCTTTACGGCTGAATGAGTTACGCAAGCAATATCCGCAGGCGTTCATAGAAGGCACATACACAGAGAAATCAAATGTTGGAAAAAAACTTTTGGACAACCGTAAAGAAGAACCTGCCTCCGAAAACATTCTCGACACGAATTGAAAACAGACACGGTGGCGGTGTGCCTGACGTACACATTGTCTGGGATTGTTTGCCCTTCTGGATAGAATTAAAGGTAACAAAAGGAAAGGGGGTAAACCTCTCTCCACAACAAATTGCATGGAATACCGCATATTCTCGGTGTGGAGGGCTTTCTTTCATCTTGGTTAAAGGGTCGGGGCAGGGCGACCTATTTTTGTTTGAGGGGGGTCGGGCAGCGGAGGTCGGGGCAGTCGGGCTTGATGCTGAACCCTTGTATCGGGGTCGGGATTGGTCGGGTCTATGGGACAAGATTCGGGAGTCGGGGTTCGGGGATCATCGGCTCTTGGTCCAGGGGGCAGGGACTGGAGCACCAGTACAACAGTAAGTGACCGCAGCACCTGGCTAAGAAAGGAGGCCTAAGCCTCCTCCTTTTTTATTTGAATGCCATCAGGAAAGGTGAAGTCTAAATCCTGCAGCCAGCTTTGAATTTCATCTGCTATGTGCTGACGGTCAAAAAATGTTTCATCGTGTTCTTTCAATTCGTTGTCACGTTCAAGTGTGAATGTTACTTTAAATTTTGCCATCAGTCTTGCTCCTGTTCTTTCATAAATGCTTCTAGACTGTCCGCATGGCTGACAGTTGTGTAATGATGGACTAACTCTTGAATAGCAAAGTCCGTCAGAGTTTCTAAATCCCAATCCAGCACTAATTCTTCGCAAGCTTTTTCTATTTGTTCATCTGTATATTTTGTCTTCTTCATTTTACAGCCTCCACAATTTGAGTAACGCCGTTGTTAGGGATATAGCAAAGCAAACAATCTTTGCATTTTTGACCTGTACAATTTTGCACTGTTTCACTGTCAGGTGATACATTGTTAAACGTGCGGTCAAAATGTTTTGGCGGGTTATCAAGAACCGCATCAATTTTTGGATTGCTGAAAATCAAAATTAGATTTTCTGGCTTGTCATTCTTAGCGTAAAACTTGTTGATTAAGTCCTTGCGCTTAGTCCACAATGCAAACTTTGTGTGCCCGTTGTGCAATGCAATGTTATGGAGATTTTCTAACATAGTAAGATTTATCAATTCACCATGTCCTGAAAATCTAACAAACGCTTCTAGAAATGTCGGCAATAAGTGAGGCGGAATAACGCCAAGTGATAATGCTTGGCTGTTCCGTTCCCAAGCCGGAATGCAACTTTTGCGGAATGTTTCTAGCATCTCGACTGAATAGCATTTTGTGCAGATGATATCGTCTGAACCGCACGCGCTCATTTTTTGGCAATAAGGGTTCGATAGCGTGTTAGTGTTAATCGCTTTAAACCCTTCTAGCTTGCCTGTCATATTTGAAATTGTAAGCATATAACCCTCCATAGTTTTGCCTATGATTTATTTTAACATGAAAACACAGGTAAAAACAAGTTAAATGTTCGGGCAACATTAGGCGCAGCAACAAAGATATCGGGGTCGGGAGTCGGGGCAAAAGAATCGAGGCCAGGCGGAGCCTGGCCTCTGGTCTTGTTAAATGGAGGACTAACAAGAATAATTATAAGTACACCTGGTCCAGGTGCTGCGTCAATCGTCAAACTTAATCGCGTAGATCATAATAGCAATAATTGCCAGTACATAAAAAAGAACCAGCCCGATATTAATCAGGCTGGCTATATCAAAATTATTCATGCTACCACCAGCAATCGTAGAACACTCTGGCGTTGTCTGACAATTCTTGTCTTGCCCATTGGCAAAACTCTAAATCCCTGTCACGGTATTCTTCTTGCGACTCTTCTTGAAATTGATGACCCCAAAAACATCCGCCCTCTGAATGCGGCAAAGTTTTAGTTTTAATTGCTTTTTCCAGCTGGTTGATATCATCAAGAGACAATTCTACGGCATTGCAATTAAAATCACGCTCCCCGTGAACTCCGCCCTTTTTGTTGAATACGTCAACCATAAACTCATGAAGTTTAGCGTGTTTGCGCCATTCAAATTGAAAGTGAACATTCCCTTCTTCTATGTCTTTAATATCATCTGCTGAAAACGCATATTGGTCTAAACCCATTTTTTCCTCCTATGCTACGATTTCTAATTGTGATTCAGATAAGCCAATTTCTAATTCGCATGATTCCATCATACGCTGAACCTGTTTCTTGGCTAATGGGATAAACTCCGCAAAGTCGTCACGACTAACAGCATAAGTCTTGTCCCAAATATCAGGCTGGTTTTTGTCATAGCCTTTAGCATAAATGACATGAACACCATCGCCGTCCGTATCACGTTCAGCAGATGGTGACATGACGTAGATGCCGTCATCCTTAACCAGCCATAATCCATAGTCGTCTGTTGTTTCGTTAACGTATGGAATCTTGCGGTCATGTTTCATCATGTGCGTTAGCATACGCTGAAACTCATCACTTTTAAATTTTAGTCTGTGCACTATTGCCTCCATTAGACTATTGTTGATAATTTAATATACCACATCCAGGATGTAAAATACAAACAAAAAGAGGCGGAAAAACCCGCCTCTTTTCGCATCCTATGGAGGAATTAATTTTGCTTTGCCATTTCGCAAGCAATGTTTTGAGAGAGATTGGTTAGTCTCAAAAGTTTCTGCGTGACGGCTGGTAACGGGTAAAGCCGTTTAATCAGATGCCTTTCACCGTTTTTATCTGGCCTTGTTACATAAACGTAATTAACTGTGCCTTTATTCATTTTGTCCTCCATAGACGGTTAAAAAAATGTGGGGTGCTGTTCGCATGTCTGGTCGGCGGTCATCGCTACCCCACAATTTACTCTAGCATAAAAACAAATAGAAACAAACAAAATTATTCGGGTCGGGATAGTTCGGGTCGGGACTGGTGAGACTGGCGACATGGTCGGCAGGCCATGTCTTATATAGTAAGAACACTATCTGAACAAAACTCCAATTAAAAAAATGGGCGGATTGCTCCGCCCATCCTATTAGTCCAGCAGTACCATGTAGGCACGCGGTTCATGCTTTCTGAACCAATCGAGACCAGCGCGTACAATTTGCCAGTGCTCTTCCCGTCCAGATTTTTCTGCTAACATCTGCGTGCCCATGATAACATCATAGACTGCTACTGCATCTGGTGAGAGCATTATGCTCTCACCTGTAAAAATGTTTGATACCTCTTCTGGTTCATCAAGAACCAAGCATTTAAATGGTAATTCTCTACTCATTTTTTCCATCCCAAATAGTTAGTTGAATAACCGCTGCGGCATAGAATGCCGCAACAGCGTGAAGTACCATAGCCAGCCGCACAAGACTGTCTACACTTTCGCTCATTTCTATAGTTAATCCGTACAGTAAATGAGCAGATACTAGCAGGAATAATCCTGCTAGTACCAAGGCCAACCGCATCATATCCACAATGCTCCGTCCCAATAGTCTTCATTAGCGCAATCGATTGCTTCTTTTGGAGAGAGGCCATCTTTATAATAATCATACCAACTTGCATCAGGTAGATCATCGATGCCTAAACCAATAAGAGAAGCTACGATTTTATCGCATTGCTCATACCACTTCATAAATTTATTTTCCATTTCGTTAGTCCTTCCATAGGAAAATTGGCTAGGCCATCATGGCCTAGCCTAGGTTATTACTTGTTGTTGTCGTATGACTCAGAAAGTGATTCTAAGGCAACAGGGTCAAGTAAATAGGATTTTATAACAGCTTTCTTGTTATGCTTTTTTAGAACGTCCATCACTTTAACAGCAGTGGACAGTACTAAGCCGACATAAACAAGCTCGTTGTCTTCATCAAAAATGTGGAAGTATTCTACCATGATTTAATCCTCACAAAAAACGGCTAGGCCATGATGGCCTAGCCTAGGTTGTTATTTCTTCCAAGCAATATTAGAACGATACATACCTTCAACGGTATAACCTTCTACCCAATATTTCTTACCCATGACAGCATTGCCATTTTTAATGGCACGCTCTCGCATTGCTTTACGCAATTTAGTAATGCCGCTAATCAGTTTACCTAATGCCTTATCAGCACTTTGATTGCAGCGGCTAGAAATAACTTCAGCAAACTTCAGAATAATAGTTTGAATTTCTGTAGTGCGCTGGGTGTTTTTAAGTAATGCTTCCATTGTCTTTTCCTTCCATAGGATTGTTTAAGGGTCGCTTGGCTATTGCCGTCCGATTTCCTCTTAATGTCTTTAG